GCCCGATTGCACTGCTGCCTTGTCCGCCGCCCATTAGCGCCTTCCTCCATTCAATCTCATCTGTGCTTTGACGCCATTGCCATGCGAAAAACCGTTGGCTACATTGATACGGTAGCGCTGATAACGTGCGTTTATACGTATGCTTGCTTCGCCGTTAATTGCGTTTAGGGACTTCGGTAATGTGAAATTTACATTGTCCTGTAGCCGATTCCGGGTGCCCACTTCCACCGTTACCGTGCTGCTACCTGCGGCTTCCACCAGCGGGCGGATGCTATTGCAGTACATGCGCGAGTTGTTAGGTCCGCTGATTTCTTTTGTGTCGATCGTTGCGTCTAGTGGTGTGCCGTCGAAAGTAGCGGATTCGTTGGAACTGTTGAATGCCTGGATACTGAGACTGCCGCCTGCAAACTGGTCACTGTCCACGGGTATGGATTCAAGATCAATGCCCAGCGGCAAGGGTCCATCAAGCGCGTCAAGACTGAAACCCGGCGATACAAATTCGTCAATAATCTGCGTATCGACTTCCGCGTAACTCCACTTGTCAGCCGCCCAATTATAGATAATCAATCTATTGTTTATGGGTTCGCTGGTGGTGGTACGGAAAGCCCAAAGCACCAGCCGGTTGCGCCGGTCGATGGCTCCGCGCATGGAATCGAGTGCGTCAGTTGCCGCGTTTTGGGCAAACCAATTGCTGACACGGTTGGCGCTGATTTCTTCTGAGCGCTGGCCATCGAAAACATAAAAACCATCCCAGCCATAGTAATACGTTAAGCCGCCTGACCATACCACGCTGTTCGGCGCGGGTGTGCCGCGCTTGCGCTCAACTTCATCGATCTGAAATACGATTGGCGGCCCGGCATAGTCGGCCCGAAAAATGGATTGCTCCAAAAAGATTACTGCGTATTCGCCGGGCACGATACGCTGCACGCGGCCGCCGCGCCCGAAAATTTCTTGGAAATCGGATTGCGTGGAAAGGCTTGGTGTCCATAGCTCCGAATTGTTGTAGGCGCTCCACTGGATAAAGTTGGGTCCAAGGGTGTCGATGTCGCCGATCATCACAAAATCGCGCACGGTAGCGATACGTTTGGCCTGCGGCGGGTTGCCTGCTAAATCTGAAAACGCGGCATCCACGCCTAAATCCCATTTCTGCATAGGCGCTTCGAGTGCGGTGGCAATCACGCGGCTGCCAAATTGGGTGAATTCCCAATTTGACGCAGCGTAAGGCGCGGAGGCTCCGCTTACGACATTCCACGTGTTGCCACCGGATAACTGGTACAAATCATCGGTATCGCCGCAAAAATTGAAAACTACATTATTGTCATCGCGCGCCCAAAAAGCGCCCAAACACACATTGGCCAGCGCATTGGTAAACGAGCTGAGATCATTCAGCGCTCTGTAGGATTTAAGCTGCGGAACCACATTAAGCGCAATCAATGCGCCTGGATTGCTGTATTGCGGCAAGTCCGGTAGCCATTCCCCGAATTCAACAAGCTGCGCCTCTGTGGTCATACCACGCCCCTTGGATTGCCATAGGCTTGTTTCGGCATGGCACCGTAGCGCTTGCGGTTCTCATGTCTGTTTTGCTTTTCAACAGCCATGTCATACTTGGCTTGATATCGATCCTCTAGCACGTCTTCTTGAATGTACTCACATGAGGCGCGCAAGGTTGCATATAGATAGATGTCGTAATGATTAACCAGCAGCCAATTGGTATCCGGATCGTTAACCAGCCCTGGAAACCTTGCCCAATAGTTGATCTGTACATCAACCGGCGTTGATACGCTGCCGGGTCCGGCGATTGTCATTTGCCACGTCAGCGCGCCTGCTGTGAGCGGGGAGGCATTATTGGCTTCGAGTGTATAGAACGCTCCGGCGCGGCCGTTTTGCCATGCACTGGACTCACGAATCGCCTGTGGCGTCATGTACTCAATGCGGCGGATGTTGTCGTCAATAAATGGGTTACGCGCTTCGAGAAAATCACTCGGCAAATCGATGGATTGCCCGGTAATGTTGAGCGTGGTCGTGGCTTCCTGAATCGCCAGCCGCAAATCGCGCGCAATGTTGGATTCCGCGATCAACAGAATCTGCGGGAAATCGGTGTTGGTAACGGCCACGTCATCGCGCGCCAGCCACGCATCCACGGACGTTTTGAGCTGTCCAAGCGTGCTCATAGTTTCTTACCAAACGCGCTGCGCTTGTGGCCCGTGCGCAGATTGCAGTTATCCCGGGAATTGAGTTTCATAACCTCGAATTCCGGCCACGTGAGTGTGTCGCGGTAATGCTGCCGCCACTCACGTTTCCACTGCTGATAGGTATTGATCGGGATTTGTGCGGCGTGTTTAAAGGCGCGGCCGCGCCCCTGCACTAAGCTACGCTTGCGTGCACATTCATCGAGTATTGCAGACTCAACACTGCTGGGTGTGAATTCGATGGCGTAAAACCCGTCGCCATCGGGGTCAATATCTACGGAGTGCTGGACTCCGGTCGGTGATACGTCAAGTAGTAAGCGCTTCCCCACGTTGTGCCGCCTGTAATGCGGCCCGGCGTTCCGCCCTTCGATTTCGCGTAGTCTTGGGTGGCTCCTTAACTACTATCGGATCGGGTTGAGAGTCGGGCACGTCATTCGCGGGCGAGTCCGTTTCCGGCGCTGCTGACTCTGTTTCTGCCATTCGTGCCGCCACTACGGCACGTGCTCGTTCCATTTCCAGAGTTTCAGAGGGGTCACGGGGTTTAAAGCGCGGTCCACACAGATTGGCTTGCCGATAGTTGGCAAAATCGAGCGGGCGGGTAACCGGGTCCAGCGTCATTTCGAGTTTTCCTGTACTCCACAACAGTTCAAGCAATGCTTGCCCGTCAGGCAATAGGAAATCCTCTGCGATATCGACTACCTCTCCCGGTTCCAGCTTGCGCCGCTCCGGTCCGCCGCCCATGTGGAGCCCATTGGTTGCGACTCGTTCATCAAGCTGCTTAATCTTTACCCGTGGCATTTCGTCTACTCCTGCGGGATTGAGACACGGGCGGCAAACCCGCCCGTGCTGCATCCGCTTGTTACGCGATTTTACGCGGTCATTGCTACCGTTTCGTCAACGTCAGCGACTACGCCAGACGCGGCTTCGTTGTGGCTGGAAAGACACCAGTCCACCAAAATCTGCCTGCGTTCGGCATCGCCAATTTTCGCGATGCTTTCGGTTTTGTACCCGTCAAGGTACGAAATTTCCCAGTATTCCGTGTCCAGAATCCAGAAGTCTTGTTCCCGCTGAAATCTGTTCGGAACGACATCAAGTACAGTAAAATCAGACACATACACGTCAACAGCGCCGACTACCGACACGCCGCCGCGATTCACTGGCCCTTGATCCTGCCGCTGAGTGGCGATCCTGGCATTGGCGGTAAACATGAAATTACTGAACCGCTGTTTGACTGTGGTGCCGCACATCAGCATGTTGGGATTGCCGCCTGCGATATAGGCTTCACGCAACACCTGCAGCATATTCGTTTCAGTCAGCGCTACCGGCGTTGCCGAATCTACGGCTGCCGTAGTCGGCTGACCAAACGTGCCGCCGCTCAGTGTCGGATCGGCTCCGCCCGCGCCGCGCACGGTGTTGGTAGCAATCCACGCGCCCAGCCCGGCTGTCAGGGAAGCGGTGGTGCTGTTGCCCTGCAAAGTGGCTTGGTTTAGCGTAGCAATGGCTTCAACATCCCTACGCAACTCCTTGCCTTTCTTAGCAATTTGATATGCCAACTCCGATTTTCTGCCCGCCTTATTGACGATATTGGCGCGCCTGGATACGGCGATATACTTGATGGAAATCTGGCAATAGACGCCGATCCGCTGCGCTGGATCGGAAGCATCCGCGCCAAAATCGGCTCCGTCTATGGCCGCATTCGCAGTGTCGACGGCTGCCAATTCATCGATTTGCCATTCATGCAGGGTCTGATCGGCGCTGCCACGGCCTGAATTGGCTTGGAAAGGCACTTCGGTTGGACTGATGTTGTAAATGACATCCGTCAAATCTTCGCGCACGTTATCGCCTTCCGTTGCGAGATCGTAACGGTCGAAATTGGTTGTACTCATTAGACTACCCTCTAAAAAATCATCTGCTCGATTACACGCGCAGCGTCATCGACTGACCCCGATTTTTTAGCCCGTTCTTTTAGCCGTGAAACATTGTCACGCTTAATGCCTTTGGTTCCGCGTAATTGCTGCTTGCCCGGTTTAGTCAGTTTGGGCACGTCCTTTTTCACGCGCTTTACTGTGTCCCGGGCTTTCGATTTTTCAGCGCGTAGGGTTTGAACTTCGCTGCGCAAAGCAGCCAACTCAAGTGCCCCCATCACTAAACGGTGATCGAAAATTTCAGAAATTTCCTCGTTACCATAGCCTAGCGAGCCCATTGCTTGCCGTGCCAGTTGAACGTGCGTAGTATTAAAGTCCGGCATGCGTTCTTTCAACGCTGTTTCTTCCCGCTGCTTTAATTCACCGCGTTGCTGATTTCGGAATTGGTCGTATTGCTGCGCCGCCTGTTGGCGTGCTTGCCGTAGTGCGCCTACCCGTTGCCCAATTTCTTCGCGGCGAGCTGTCCACTCTGCGGGGTCACTCTCGCGAAGGCTGGCTAAGCGTGGATCGTTCAACTCTTGTGCTAACAGTTGTTCAGTAACGCCCATTCCTTGCGCAAGAAATGAGTGCTGCTGTTCGAACTGCTGCATGTTGAGCTTATAATCCTGCTCTGCGCGGCGGCGGTCTTCGGCTAGTTTGCCGGTATTTCTGCGGTAATCGGCGTCTTTTTGGTAGCCTGCTTCCAACTCTGCAAGTGTAACTGTTACGTCTTCGTCAGCCGCCCGGAAGCTGTGGGTAATCTCGCTTTTCAGTTCACTTAGTGGAACTTCGAGCGCAGATGCCAACTGTTCGAGCGTTTGAATCGCATCAGTTTCTGCAGGTTCGGTTTCGGCGTCTTCGACTGCCGGTGTGGTCTGATCCTCGTCAGTGTCGCCGGGTTCTGTTTCGGCGTCTTCGGTTTGATCATCGCCAGTTGGCTGATCTTCTTCAGCCGGTTCGGGCGCTGGTTCATCGCCCTGGTCTTCGGTTGCTTTTGGTTTAAAGCGCCCGCGATCGTCTCGATCGCCGGGTTTATTGCGCGGATCGGTATCCGGATTGTAATCCGGATGGCCACGGCTCAGTTGTCCGGGTGTGGGGTTAAACTGACCGTCGTCATCAAGCAATCCTTCGATAGTGTTGGCCACGGAACGCAAATCGGAGCCTTCTGGCCCGCTCGTTGGTGCCGGGTTTTGCCTGCTGACTTCCTGTTCCGCCATTCTTAATCCTCAACTTCCGGCGTGTGAGCTTTAAACTCAGCCAGCCGTAGTTTTTGCCCTTGTACGCCCAATGCGATTGCGCGCCTGACACTTTTCAGCGTCCGCAACGTCCTGCACAGTTCGCGTTCATAATCATCGGTTGCCGGTTGCCCGTCGTGCTTGAGATTGCTGATTTCATTCACCAGCCCTTCGTGCACAGCGCTAAACCCGCGAATAAAAGCGGGGTCATCAAGCAGCCGTTGCGCGTCTTCGGCTTGAACGTCCGGCGATGCTCGCTTGCCGCCCGTACGAATCTGCGCGTTTTTGGTGTTCGGCTGTGCCACTTAGTAGCGGTCAGCCGGGCATTTGGTGCTGCGGTTACCTTTCGGGTTTTTCTTGCCGGTATCCCCGATCGGTTTGCCAAGATTGCCGCCTTTGTTTTCGCCCGGCGCACTTGTGCTGTTTGATTTTGTGGTTCCGGACATTAGACCGTTACCGTAGCTGTATCCTTGACCTTTAGGCATTGTAATATACCTCTGCTATACAAGTAGTTACTTCAATGCGCTAGTAGAATAACCTACTCGCGCGCCTGCGCCTAGTGTGACGCTTCTGCGGAAACACGCATACCCACGGTTTCCCCATTCTCTTTGTCCAGCTCCACGTAAAAGTCACGCGGCCGCGCTGCCATCTTGACTACCGGCGCGGGTACATTGATAGCCGGATCGGTGCGGGTGGCGAGCTGACGCAGCGCTTCAGTCTGTTGCTCAATGGCAGACAAGATTGCAAGCTGCTGTTGCGCCAGCCGCGCCATAGTCTGCCCAAGCTGGCTAACAACATCGGCAAACGGCTTGCTGTCCATGTTGAGCTGCGGCGCGGGTACGTCCACCGTAATCTGCGGCGCGCCTACTTTAACCACGGGCGGATTGACCTGTAACTGCACGGCCCCTTCCGCCCGATTTGCGGCGGGTTTCGGTTTCGGGTTCAGTTTGTCTTTAGCGCTCGCCATAGTCGTTTTCTCCGCCTTCCTCACTCTCTGTTTCGAATTCGGCCACTAACTCACCGCCCGGTTCATTCAATTCGCCACCTTTTGACACCACTTTAAGCGCTTTTTGGTAGGTATCGCTGGCTTCCACGGCCGTTGAAGCGGCATCGGCCATTGCTTTGTCGGATTGTGACCGTTTGAGCTGGGTATCTGCCCTGATATTATCGATTTTGGCGTCTAATTCGCCGGTTTTAAGCACGCCATCGCGTTCCAGTTCCGCCTCCTTGATCGCCAGTTCGCGCAGTTTGATATCACGATCCGCCTGCTTATCCGCCAGTTCGGCTTTCTTGACCTGTACATCAAGCTGCGTCTTTTGCATATCGGTTTGCGCTTTGACCTGAAACTCCTGCATTTTGCGCTGCTGTTCGGTTTCCAGCGCCTTGGCCTGCGCCTGCGCCAAAATCGCGTTTGGATCGGGCGGCGGTTGCGGCGGCTGAAAGTCCGGCGATTCCGGATCTACGAAAA